CGCCCTTGAGTCGCAGCACGTTGGTGCCTTTGACATCTGCCAGATCCATGGTCGCCTGGCCAGGCGTGCCGATGCGAGCAGCGTAGATCTTGCTGGACCCGCCGTCGAACGCCTCCTCAATGGCCTGCACGAGCGGTCCGCTTTTGAACAGCGTGCGAGCGTTCTTCTTGGCGTCGGGGCCGGACAGAGTGTAAACCCGTCCAGGCACGCCGCCAGCAGCAGCGCCGATCTTGGCTTCCACGTTGGCCAGCGCACCGCTGTTTGCACCAATGTGTCCATCCTCGTAGTCCGTGTAGGAATCAGGAATCTTTCGTCTCGTCACCATGTCTTACCTCCCAGCAGGCTGCTTCAGCCATGCATCTCGCTTCGCCAGGAACTCCGATCTGGAGATGGCAGTGGTGTCCGTCCACCCGTACTCACCCTTAAGCGCCGCCAGCACTGCCGGAGGAGTCTTCGTGGCCTTGGCCAGCAGAGACACCGGCTGCGAAGCACCGGGGGATTTCGGTCGGTACGGAGGCAGCGCAGAAGCCTGCTGTCCATCTCCGCTCTTTTTACTCTTCGCCATCGGCGTCCTCCACAATGATATTCTCGATCACCGCTTCCACCGGTACTTCGACTGGCATCAAGCGGGTCAATCGCAATGTCACAGCCGACTGGAACAACGTCGGCTCACCGTCTGCTGCAGAGCCTAACTGCACTTTGCCCACGACGTCGAACGTCTGCAGCGGGAATCCCACTGCCGGCGCAGCCCCGGTGTCGTCGAGCACAGTTTGCCCCACTCTCGACTTCTCTGCAAGAACTGCTTGTTCGACAAGATCTGAAATTTCGTCGACTACCTGTTGACCGGCTTTCGTTGATGTGCTTGGACTGCGAATCGTCAGTCGCAGAGTGTCCTCTACCTGGTAGAGGCGTCCAACGGTCACGACTGCTCCTGCCTCACTGCGAGTCATCGGCGAGCGCCGGCCAACGCCGATCGGCGTGACGTAGTGGCTCAGCACCATCAACACGCCCTCGGGATACACGTTTTGGCGATTCGCCAGATCGTCGGCAAAGACTGACAACGCTGGCACCTTGGTGGCCAGCCACAGACCGAGCGCTCTTTGCAGACTTCCACTCATGCCAGTTTTGCCTTTGCCAACGCGCGCTTCAACGCTGCTTCGAAAATGGCTGGTGCCTGTTTCGCTCCTTCCAGATAAGCCGGCTCAAGAAACGGCCTGGCTGGGATCTTGGTAGTGCCGTGCGTGGTACCGTACTCCACGTATGGAGCGTAGTGCGTGTTGGTGCCGACAAAGCCCTGCGCCCAGCCGACCACGACTGGCGTGATGCTGTTGCGCAACGTGCCGCCAGGAATGCCACGCCGAGTCTTGCCGACCGGGCACAACTGCTTGGCCTTGCGCTCGATAATCAGCACCAGTTTTACGACAGCCTTGCCAAGTTCTGCCTTGAAGATCGCAGGAAACAGTTTGAAGCCCTTTGATAACTTTGCAGTCGTCGCTGCATCGAACGTCAACTCCACGAGTTTACCCATGGTGCAACCTCTCGAATGCCAGCGTCAAACCAATATGCGTGATCGACCCGAAATAGTCGTGTCGTTGAAGATCTGTCACTCGGTATCGGTCGGGCCCAACGACCAGAATATCCTGCTCCTGCACTGCGCAGTCTGGCAGGACGTTGGCCGTGGCGTCAGCGCCAATCTCAGATGGCAGGCGAGCGGGCAGAATCTTCAACTCCACCGGGATGTCGGCTGCCACCACGAACTCCTCGTACTCGTGCGGTCCGTAGAACGAGCCACTGCCGGTCGATCTCGGCCTGCGCAGCGAGCCACGCACATTGGCGTGCTCGATGAGCCACCGTACTTCCTTGACCGCCTGTCGGACGCACGATTGTCGCACTTACTCGACCTCTCCCAGCATCTTCTCCCACGTTGCCAACGGCAGGCAACGCCACTGATGGCTGCCTGACGGTGCCACGGCCATCACGCAGCGAAATTCTAACAGTTGGCCATGGTCGCTGCAACCCACCAGAACACCGCCGCCAAAAGCCACGTCGGCGCTTTCCCACCCGACCGAAAACAGCGGAGCCACCGTGATTTCCTTGCAGCCTTCTACATACGGCTGTGCTGACTCGAGTACCGCAGAGCGAGACTCCGACACCCACTGAGCACCGAAGGCGCCAGAACATCCAACGAGCAGGCAGCAAGCAACCACCAACCCGATGGTCTTGGTCGGCACCTTGCGTTTGGTGGTTGCCTTGAAAACGTCCAGCAGCAGATTGCTTCTGGAACCTCCTGCCAGGGCGCCGAGGCCCAGCAAGGCAGACGTGTCGCCCTGCACTGCAAGCACGATACTGGTGATGACGACTCCGATCTGGATGAGCAGCGTCACCAGGTCCCACGCTGTCATCTGAGCCAAAGGTGTGCGTTCGTTCACGTTGTCCTCCTAATCATCGTGGCAATGATGGTCGTGATGGTGATGCCGGCGATGCCCAGTTCGGTACCGAACGGGGAACACTTCCGGCGTCAGAATGCTGTCGTCGCCGAGCGGGTTGAGTTTGGAGACCAGCGATTGGTACTCCGCTGCCATGTCCTTTTCGAGCGACGCCCAGTTGCTGGCTTCCTTTGAGCGGTCCATGCTCTTGTCGCCCGACGAGAAGGACACCCGACCAGCAGACTGCGTGCGCAGAAAGCGGCAGCACTGCACCTTGCAGCGCAAAACCCAAACCTCTCGGTGCTGTCCCGGCATCTCGGGTGTGACGTTGTCGTCCTCGCCAAGCACGTATGGCACGTCAAGCGCAGTAGCCACCAGCGGCAGCATTCTCTCGGCGATGCGCCGAAGGACCTCCTCTGGCACGAGGTCTGCACCGTCCTCGTCTTGGAATTCCTGAGTGATGTCCTGCAGCATCTCTTCGAGCATTGGCGCTCCTTCTACTTGCCAGGCCTGGTGCGCTTGGGCCGCTGCGACGTCGCAGACTCGCTCCTGGCGGGCAAGTCTTCCTTGATCGTGCAGAGTTTGTTGGTGACAGCTCGCAGCAGATCCTGCGTGGCGGTTCCCAAGACTGTGACTGTGCCATGCGGCTCGATCATCAGACTCTTGCCGTCGCCGGCGCCGTTGGGGATGTTCAGATACGTGGCTAGGTTGTTTTTGACGAGCATGGCGGTCTCCCTGTGTGAGGGAGCAGGGAGACGAAAAGTGTGTGACTCCCGCTCCCTGGCCAAGAAACAGCGGCGACTATGCGCCGAAGGTCAGATCCACAGAATCACGGCAGGACACAACGCCGCTGCCCTGGGTCGGGCCAGCGAGCACGGTCGCCGTCTCGGTCGCAGCGTCGGTGACCTCGAGGTCGAACTGGCCAGTGGCTTCGTCCGTCTCGATGATCATGTCAGCCGTGCCGGAGCCGGACAGAACGGTGCCCTTACCAGCAGCCTTCAGGGCCATGGTGGCACTGCCACTGCAGGTGAGCCGGAGGCGCTCAGCGGTGTTGACCGCCTCGTCCTTCGGGTTCTTCATCTGCAGAGTCACCTGGATCTTGTCGTCGGCCTCAGCGCCGGGGGTCCCCCACGACACCACGCCGATGTTGTTGATGAAGTCGGCAGCCAACTCCGACATAGTCACTTCTTGAACCGGTTTTACGGCATCAGCAACGGACATCTCACACCTCCTTTATGCAAACACGACGTTGACCGTCGCGCTGCAGTCCATCATCGGGCTACCCTGCGTGGGGCCAGCGGCGAGCGTGATCGTCGTGTTGACGTCGCACTCCACCACCAGATCCAGCAAGCCATCCGCATCGGTCTGGAAGATGACGTCCTCGGCGGGCGCCGTGCTCAGAGCAGTGCCGTGCGCACCGACCGACAGAGTCGCTCGGGAATCGCAGGTCACCCTCAGAATCTTCGACGCGGCCAGGTCCTCGCCAGCCAGATCCTTGAGTTGAAGTTCGACGGTCACGTGACTTCCGTCCACGACCTCCGGAGTTCCCCACGAGACCACGGCAAACCGAGCTTGCATCTCGGTCTCCAGACGGTCCAAGGGGATAGAACCCGCCTTGATCGCCTTGCCATCCAGCCTCATTCGGCCCTCCTGATGAAAGTGATGACATCGCCCTCTTCGAGTTCAATCTCCTCGTCGAGCCACGTCATCGTGTTGGCTTCTGCGTCGACTTCGTAATCGGTACCGTAGGTCTGGACCAAACCGCCCACCATGACATGGCAAGCGTCGGGCCCGGGCCAGGCGAAGGGCAGATCAAACTCCGTCTGCCTATCGTCTTCCACGGTCACCGAATCCGAGTCGCTCTGCGAAACGACCGACACGTATCCCTTCTGGATGGCGTCAGCCAGAGGAGCGGTGATGTAACTCACCGTGATCTCCTGATCGGGCTGAAACACCAGGCCAGTGCCAGGGACGTCGAGCACGGTCGTCATTTCGTTTTTGACGACTACGGACATGGCACCCTCCTACGCGGTGATGACGACCTTGGCCAGCAGGTCGGGGCGAGTGATGCCCTGAGCCACTTCCTCCCAGATGAGCCAGCCCGTCTTGAACGACGTCTTGACGTCGATCTGGTCGGAGCGGATCATTTCCCGGAACGCCAGCTTGCCGATCTCTTCGTCGGGGATGAGCAGCACTTCGGTGGACAACGCAGACGCGCTGTTGACGATCTCAGCGCCGTTGTAGGCGTTGAAGATCCCCTTCATGCGCAACTCACGGTCGGTCACGGGGTCCAGACCCCAGCCCTTCATCTCGTTCATGCGAGTGCCACGCATGACCAGGTACTTCACGCTGAGTTCCTGGTCCTCGACCAGAGCGATGGCCTGGCCGAGCGCTTCGCTGGTCAACTTGCCACCCGAGCAGGTAACGGTGCGCCCAACGGGCACGGCAGCGCTGATGACGCTGAGCGTGCGCTGGTCCCGCTTCTTGCGGATGGCGTCGGCAGCGGCTTTCTGCATGTCCACCAGGGTCCCGACGTTCCCGTGCTTGAGCGTGGAAATGTCGATCATCGGGTTGGAGTGCAGGCGGTTGATGGTGAACTCCACCTCGTCCTCGCCCACGAGGCTCTGCACGGCATCGCCATTCTTGGCGATCCAGTAGGCCTGCACGTCGGTGGGCTTCTGGAACTTGGCAGGCTCGCCGGCAGGGAGTTTGCTCTTGGCCAGCAGCAGCGAGGAGATCTCCCGCTCGTCGATGCGAGTCTGGATGGGCGGCGCAATGGCCGCAGCCAGCGCACGCATGCCTTCCGGGGTCTCAGCGGCCTCAGCCATGAGCTTGGACAGCTCAGCCTGGAACTTGTCGTCGAAGACGTTGATTCGCTTTCCCATGATGGCCTCCCCCTACACCAGCAGTTTGAATCGGAGAACGCCTCCGACGACGCTGATGGCCTTGCCGATGACCGCATCACCCTCGCCAGCCACAGCCAGCTTGTGAGTGCTGTCGTCACACGCCAGGTCGTTGCCAGCCGCCGGCGAACCGGTGTACTGGTCGGTCTCGTAGATGCCACCGCCGAACCACACTGCGCAAAGTTCATCCTTCGCACAGTCGGCAGCGAGCAGACCGAACGACTCCTTGGTGCCGTCGTCGTTGAGTTCAAACTCGTCGTTGCCCTTCAGCACCACGCACTGGCCGACAGTCCCTGCCTCAGACAGAGAACCCAGGCCGTAGCGAAGTCCGGGCAGCTTTGCTTCCAGATACGCCATGGTCACACCTCCCTATTCGTCTTCGGCATTGCTGCCGGACTGCATGACTGCCATGAAGCCCTTGGCCAGGCGCTCCTGCAGCGAACCACCCTTGTCGGAGCCGTCGCCAACCGGCAGCGGTCCCTTGCGGGCAGCGTCGGTCTGCATGTCGGCCTTGGCCTTCTCCTTCCCCTTCTTCTTGGGGTCTTCGGCCTCGGGGTCGACGACCTTGGTGGGGTCGCCAGCGGCGGGGTCCTTCTTCTTCTTGCTGGCGGCGAAGGCCTGCACAGTCGACTCCGTGGCGTCGAAGGCGTCGTCAGACATCTTCTGCAGCCGGTCAGCCTCGGCAGTGGTCTCGTCGTCGGTCAGCTCACGCCCAGCGTCCTTCCACGCAGCGAGCAGCTTTTCGACGCGGGCCTTCCGAGCCTGGGCCTTCTGGGCCGCCATGGCATCGTCGACCTTCTTCTGCAGGGCTTCGTTCTCCTTGGTCAACCGCTCGACTTCGCCCTGCAGCTTCTTGACGAGTTTGACCTTGTCGGCATCGGACAGTTCGGTGGGGTCCACCATGTCGTCAGCCGCCTGGCTCTTCTTCTTCTGTTCGTCTCCCATGGACTGTCCTCCTGATGGGCTATCCAAGACCGCCACCTGGCGAATCTTCGCTCCTTGATCGGCGCCTTCCCGGTCGAGAAGGCCCACACCGGTGAACGTCACCCCATGAAGGATCTCGTACACCAGCTTGCCTTGGAAGTCACGCCCTTTGTAGTTCTTGAGGTGGGTGCAGTATTCAGCCTTCGACTTGACTCGCTTGGCGCACACACTGCACTCGCCCTCTTGGTAATCGCACTCCATGCTGACGTGGCTCACCACGCCTCGCTTCATCAGCTTGTACGCCAGGCGGGCGGGCTCGCTCTCGCCCGTGTACAACTCGCCTTCGCACTGAACGAACGACGTCGATCCGTCTCGCACGAACTTGGAGTCGATGATGGCGCCAACGATGTCCTTGAACTCCTGGCTGTGCGAAAGATCGACTTTCTTGCCAACCGGAGTGCCAGCCGCCTTCTCGAGTTCGTCCTCGGTGAAGTGGTCGCCGTTCCGATTGGTGCCAGAGTGCGTCAGGATGAACTTGAACGTCTTGTCGGTCCCCTCGGCTGCGTCGGCCGAAAGTTGCACGGCCTCCACGTCGATTCTGGCAGTCCGCATGTTGCGCTCCGGTGCGTAGTCAGCGGCCTTCGCCTTGGCGGCAGTCGGGTCAGACCCGACGAACACCAGTTCTCTGGCGTACTTGCCACCCGACTCGGGGTCAGTGGTGATCATGGCGTACTGCACGTCGACGCCAGTGACCTTGGTCTTCTTGAATCGCTGGGCAAAGTACCCACGGATGGTCTTCTCGTCCGGATATGCCTTGTCTCGGTACGACAGCACCAGGTGCTTGCCGCCAGCGCCAGCCACCACGTCAGCGATCAACTTCTCGATGGTTTCTCGAGTGTAGCGGGTCGAAGACTGGTAGTCTTTGCGGGCGTTGTCCCGCAGTTCTTTGCCCTCCCACATCGTCATCAAGCCTTCGACGAAGTGGAGGTTCAACTCGTAGTCGTTATTGCCAAACTGAGTGATGTACGGCGGGTCGGCGTAGACCAGGTCGCAGTCGGTCTTGCGCACCGCCTCGACGGCTTCCATGCGAGTCGCCTTGCACTCCTGGCCGTTGTCGAACACCAGTTTGTTGATGCGAGCCAGGTTCAGTCGGAAGCGGTGTTGGAACTCGGTCAGCGGCACGTTGGTCAACGACGTCTGTCGCTCGCCTTTGACGGGCCCCGTCAGCCCCTTCTTGGACCGGCTGAACTGCCCGAACTTGGCCTTGGCCACGACAGACCAACCGAGCGCTGCCAACGCCAGATCTCGCTTGTAGCCATTCAACTCCTGGATGTTGGCCCACGCCACGTCCAGGAAGTGCAGGATCGGCTTGGTGAAGTAGTAGCCGTGGAACTCTCGCTCGCAGAAGTCGCCAGCCTTGGGGTTGTCCGCAAAGAGACTCTCGATCTCCTCTGCCGACAGCGTCTCCTTCGAGTTCTCGATCAGCGCCCTGGCGATTGCGTGTGGATACGCCAACTTGTCGTTAGCAACGACCCGCAGGCCCTTGCGCTTGTAGAAGTACCCGACGTTGGCGCCGCCCGAAAAGGCGTCCAGCACGCTCTTGGCATCCTTCGGCGTCTGCTTCCACAGGAAGTCCAGAATGAAGTACTTGTTGCCCAAGAAGGCGGTCACCCGCACAGCATCGTCGTCCTTGGGCTTTGCGCCACCCGCCTCAGCCGACAGCATCGTCAGCAGATCGAGATCCTGGTCGGCAGTCAGCGACATCAGAAAGTCGCCAAGCGACTCACCATCAGCATCAGGCTCGACCTCTGCCTCGCCATCAACTGCAGCGACCTGCTCCAGCAGACCACCGACCTTCGACTTGACGTTAGTGTGCTCGTCCAGCCACTTCTGAGCCTTCGCCTTGTCCCACTTGTCCTTGGCGAAGCGATACGCCTGCAGAACCATCGACTCCGGATCTGCGTCATCTGGCACGACATCCGGCTTGAGTTTGCCAACGATGATGGCAACGCCATCGATACCAGGCAGCGTCTTGCGCCGCAGTGTGTCCTTGCGGAAATCCTCTGGATCTCGCACTCGGAACCGCAGTTCGTTCTCTGTCTCGTCCCACACCGCTTCTGCCACTTCGGCGTCGGCGTCAGCGTCGGCGTCAGCGTCGGCGTCAGCCTGCAACTCGCCGCTGGCCGAGGCAGAAGTGCTGGGGTGGCAAACGAAGAGGTACTCCTTGGCAGACGAGTTCTCGCTGCGCTGGGCACCCAGGATGTACTGGTGGTCCTTGGTCTGCAGCCGGCTCGTTCTGCCAGCGGCAGCCACGATCTTCTTGATCTCGGCGTCAGTCGGAAAAGCGTGGTCCCGGTACGAGATGAGCCAGTGCTTGCAGCCCGCAGCGGCCGTCAGGAAATCACGGAAAAACTGTGCAGCGTTGCCTCGAGTCACCTCGGTGTCGATCTTGTACGACCGCAACTTCTTATCGTTCTGGATCTCCTTGCCGTCCCACCAGGTCATCAAGCCTTCGATGAAGTGGTAGGCTCGCTCGTAGTTGGCCTGCGAGAACTCAGTGGCGTACGGCGGGTCGAAGTAGGCAACGTCAGCCTTGAGGCTGGCCAGCACCTTGCGGGCATCACCGTGGTGAGCCTTGCACTCGGCATCGCCTTTGAAGACCAGTGCGTTGATGCGCCGGCAGTTGGCCGCAAAGCGCTCCTTGAACTCCTTAGGCGAGTCTGCACGACCATCCTGGCGCACCGTGGTGCCAAAGTGACCGAAGCCACCCTTGCCGGTGATGCACGACTTGCCGAGCGCAAACAGAGCGATATCCAGCTTGAAGCCCGAAAGCTTCATGCTGTCGATGTTGGAGCGAATGACGTCGATGACGGCGTGAACGCCGGGCTCAAAGTAGATGCCGGCGAAGTGCTTACGCACGAACGTCTTGGCCTGCGGGTTGTCGGCCACCAGGCTCTCGATCTCCTCGTCGGTCAGCGTGACGCTGTCGTTCTCGACGATGGCTCTGGCGATGTGGTAGCAGTACTCGAGGCGGTCGCACGAGTGGACTGCCATGCCCTTGGCCTTGAACATGTAGCCGACGACCGAGGACCCGGCGAACGCGTCGACCACGCTTTTGGCGTCGTTCGGCGTGTGCGCCCAGATCCAGTCAGTCAGCTTTTGCTTGGACCCGATGTAGTTGGTGATGTACTTCGGGCGCTGCTCTGCCCGAGCCTCGGCAGACAGACTGTCGCAGGCGAGAAACTCAGCCAGTTCGGCCTCGACCTCCAGAATCCACAACAGCCTGTCTGCCTCGGTTCGGAACATTGTCACCCCAAGAAGACCACGCCACACAACCAAGCAACCCAAGAATCCACTTAGGCATCGGGCGTGTCAAGCGGTTTTTTTGCGTCTTCATCAACAACTTCCGACGGATAGGGCAGGCCTTCTTCTTCTGCCTGAGCGTAGGCTGCATAGTCGATTGTGTCGGAAGGCGGCAGTGGCTTGCCAGGCTCGTGCCATCGCAGGTCGCCAGGAAGCCACTCCATCTTTGTGCTTTTGCCATTTTTACTCATCGAGTACCTCCACATCGATCACATGACGCCCCATTCCTGCGCCAGTACCTTTCACATACTTGTAGTCCAAGACCCGGAACTTTGTGCCCTTTGGCAGGATTGCCTCCGTCTCTTGCAGGTCGGTTAACGCCCTTGTGGGGCTGCCATAGGTGTCGTGGTTCCCGATCATGCCCACAGCCTGGCCCGTTCGCAGTCGCACTCTCATGATGACGCCTTCGTCGCCAGAGAACGAGTGCACAGGTGTAGATGGCGTCAACGACGTACTTCCGAAACCAGGGTCGTCAAATACTGCACCGGGCTTGAACCACCCTTGCTTCTGGTAGTAGTTCGACGTCGCTCGAGACATCCCACGATACACATCCAGCGGGTGCTGCAGACGAGACTGGCGCAGCGCCAAGTCGATGTGGCCGATCTGAGCCTTGGTATGATCATCGATAGGCACTTTCTTGCGCAGATGGTTGTTCATCTCGCCGTAGCCGATGCCTGTGTAGTTGCGAATCGCATGCTTCTGGTGGGATGTTAGGCGATCTACCCACTGAACGTGGCTACTGCGCATGAATGCATTGGCTTGCGCTCTCAGCGTTTGAGCCATGGGCGTCTTGTCTTTGGCCAACAGGTACTCAGTAGCCAAGCCTCCAACTGGAGCGTCGTCAGCGAACCCGCCTGACAGTCGAATTCTCGTCTGCGGAGGCACAATGGCTGGCGGTAGCGCTGGTGGTGGATACTTCACCTTCGGACTGACGCCTGGCGCAATCTTAGGTACTGCCGGCGGCGGTGGCGGCGGTGGCGGCGGCAGCGGCTTTGGTTTCTTGGTCTTGGGCGCCACAGGTGCCACAGGGGGCGGCACGTTCACGACGGGCGCTACAGGTGCTGGCTTGGGCTTGACTGGCGGCAAAGGCGGCAACTTGGGCGGCACGGGCGCTGGCGTTGGCGCCGGCGGTGCGACAGGAGTAGTCGTCTTGACCTTCTTGGGCGCCTTTGGCGTCTTGGTGGTCTTCGGCGCCACGGGCTGCTCCACCGGAGGCTGGACCTGCATCGGCGCAGTCGGAGCCAAGTCGAGCGGGATGTCTGGCATCGGCTCGTCGTCGGGAATCACCGCCATGACCGTGCATCGGCAATCTGGGTGCCGAGGAGGCCCAGGAGCCTTGCCGGTTTCAAAGATCTTGCCGTTGAGGCCGGCGCAGATGCTGCAGCGACGCCCGTCTTCGGGCGCAGTCAGCCACTCAACCTTGGTGACCCCGACCTTCTCGTAGAACTTCTTGCGCCCCTCGTTGTGCGCCCGCTGCACTTCGGTGTGAGCGATCAACTTGGCTCGCTGCTGTGCCGTCTTGAACAGCGTCTTGCCCGCCTGCTTGAACTTGTCCTTGTCGGTCACGACGGTGCCGATGTCGCCGGCAATCTGCTGGATCGACTTGCCGGTCAAAATGCCGACAGTGATGCTCTTCTGGATGCCCGTCACAAGTTGGTCGGCCACGTCGCCAACCAGTTGGATGCGGTATTGCGCCATCATGTCGATGGCCGAGCGGTCGATGACGGAAAACATCCGCATCACCACCATATTGGCCGACGGCGGCGACAGCGCCTTGAACGCCGGGGCGTCCAGCATCTGCAGCATGCCGAGGCCATCTTGGATGCCCAGCGTCAGCCCCGCCTCGACGTCGCCTACGACGTTGACCGCCATGTTCTTCTTGAGATCGGCGCCGATGCGAGCCAGACCGTACTGCATCTCGGTCAGAATTTCCCGCCGCATCTTCTGCCACGGCTTGGTCCCAAGCTTTTGGAGTTCGGCATGGACCTCGGAAGACGCCTGCTCGAGGCATTCCGTCAGGAACGCAGCCTCCTTCTTGGCCAGCGCTCCCTGCGACTTCTGGAACTTGAGCACCTGCTCCTTGATCCTGGCTTCCTGGCTCTTGGTGACCATTAGGCCTTGGGCCTCCTGCCTGCAGCGTTGACTCGCTCGTAGATCCGCTCGACGTCTGCTTGGCGGCTGGCCTTGTGTGCCTCGTCAGCCGTAGGCTTGTCCTTACCGCCAATCCGCAGCAGCGCCCGGGCCTCGTCAGGCGTCAGCACCTCGAGCGTCACCAACTGCGTGATGTCCTGGATGGTCCAGTTCGAGTCGACGATGGTCGCCTCGCCGTCTCGCTGTTTGACCTCCACGTCGGGCGCCAAACCACACTTCTTCTGCAGCGTCTCCCGGCTGATCAGCCCTCGGTCGTACAACTCGACCAGCAGTTTGCGCTGCTCGATCTCGTTCGACATGTCGATGTCGTTGAACGAGTAGTGCAGAGCGCTGTCTTCGTCCAGGCCTCGCCGCTTCAGCCACTCGTCGAACACCCAGTCCAGGATGTCACGAGCGACCTGCTTGATCTCCTTCAACTGGACGATCATCTTCTGCATCGACACGCTGGCCGTGGCGAAATTGGGGCCGTCGCCGGAGATAAGGCTCTTGGCCATGCCCAGCGCCACCAGGATGTCCTCCTTGGTCTGTGCAATCTTTGACTCGGTATCCAGCGCAGTGCCGTCGGCGCCGTACGTCTCGGCCTTCACGTAGAACGGCACAACCAGGCCGCTCTTGAGGTCCGTCTTCTCGATCTCGTCCCGGATCTTCTCCAGCATGCGCTGGTCGGGCTGGATGATTCTGTTGCCGTAGGCGCCGCCCACTTGGATGAAACGCAGCGGCGTCGTCCACCGCTTGGCGATGGCCCTCTCAGCACGCCGGTAGTCCCGCAGCAGCTCGATGGCCTCGAACGCCGGCAACACCATGCTGGTGCCCCTCATCTCGAACTCCGGGGCGTTCCACTTGCGGCGAAACATCCGCTCCAGGTCCAGCGCTATCTCGTCGCCACCGCTGGTGCTTCCGGCCTCAGACGTCGGGACCTGCGTCGCCGAAGTCAGCACGCCATGCGCATCGAACTCGTAGCGCATCGAGATGGGGTTGACGCACACCACGCTGTTGACGTCGGACGTCGAGACGTCCATGTAGCCAACCGCCTCGCCCTTGACCAGCAACTGCAGGATCATGTCCTTCACGAACTGGTTGAGATTGAGCCGCCAGAAGGTCTCGATGGCCTCATCCTGCAACTTCTCGTCGTCGCAGACGATGCCAATCTCGTCGCCAACGGCAAACGTGCGCCACGTGTTGATGGCGTTCGACACAATCGGCTCTTGCTGGTAGTACTCGACCGCCTTGCGGGCCCGGGCATCCCAGCCTTCTGGGATGGCGTTGCCCACCGACAGGGCGGAAAACGTGCTGTGCAGCGACGCTGCGCTGGCCATGTCAATCGTCTTTGGCGCTCCCCGGCTGCCCAGGGTGGCCGACGTCTGCTCTACTGTCTTTCGCTTGCCCATTGTTGCCACTCCTATGGAAGCTCTCGCTGCAGGCGCACGGGCGCCGCCAGCGCAATCACCTCAACGTGCTCGAACAACTCACTGCGCTCTTGCGCTCGCCGCAGCACTGCGCAGCGAATGGCGTCTAGCACGTGGTCGTTGCCCTTCGAATACACCACGCCGTTGTCGGTCAGTGTGTAAGTCTGCGTGCAGAACTGGTCTTCGACCACCGTATCTGCCTTGGGCAGCAGCAGCCCACGGCGATTCAACAGGTCGGTCACGAGGTTGGTCATGACCTCCTTGGTGCGCTTGCGGATCGGCTGCCCCCGGTCGTCCTCGCCCACCGCCAGCGAGCCACCGAAGTCGTAGCCCACCAGGCGCCCCGCCAGGTGCAGGTCTCGGAACTTGTCGAGCCCCGTCAACTCCTGCACCACCGACATGCCGTTGCCGCCTCGGTCGATGCCGATGCCAACGGGGCCGTACACTCGGTCGATCAAAGCAATCACCTCCGTGATTACCGGATACGGGATGTGCTCGGCGTGGATGCGCAGGCGCAGCGTCAGCACACCCTTGTCGTCCTCCTCGAACAGCACCAACTCGGTCGGGTCTGACGTGTAGCCCAAGTCGCCACCGAGCCAGAACATGCCGTGGCCGCCACCCAAGTTGAGCAGCATCTCGACCCGCTCCCGGATCTCATCCTCAGCCACGCACCCCTGCAACGCCTCGGCCGTCAGATTGACCAGCCGGTAGTCAGCGACGTCAGTCATTGCTCTGGCAACCATCACCTGGTTGAACGCCCCGTACGCCGGCTTGCCGTGCTCGCCCGCCACTTCGTGCTGCCAGCCAGGTGTGTCTCGCCCGCCGTAGAACTCCAGCAGGTCTCGCTCCCTTTCGGGCGTCCAGTCCGGAGCTATCCACGACGGCCAGCGGAAAACCCGCCAGTCCTTGCTCTGCGTCAGTCGGTAGTACGTGGTGTCTCGCAGCCCGTTCGGCGTCGAATACACACGGAATTGCCCGCCCTCGTTCAGGCACTGCCGCAGCGCCTTCCACGCCGCCTCGGGCAACCACGCAGCCTCGTCCACCAGCAGGAAATCCACGTGCAGCGACCGAAAGGCAGCGCCAGTCGCTCCCGCCGGCCGGAAGTAGGCAATGGCGCTGTTGGTGAAATTGATCTCGTAGTACGGCTTGCGCACTATCTTCAGGTAGCCCTTGGAGTTCCTGGCGATGCTTTCCCGCACAACGTCGCTGGCATCGATCTGGTGCTCCACCTCCTCGACGATGCTGTCGAGATGCCCTTGGTACGGCGCTGCCACCAGCACCGACTTGCCGGGATGCGTGAAGCAGAACCACAACAGCAGCGTTCCGAGGTCGATGCTCTTGCCGACCGCTCGGCCATCGAGATGCACGATCTTGCTGTCGTGGCACTCCAGGTCTTCCACCTGGTACGGCCGGTACCGCCTTGGCGACCGGTCTCGGTTGACCAGGAAGGCCTCGCCGAACATGCGGGGGTTCTCCACCAGCGCCAGCAGTTGACGTTCTTGCTCTGAGAATCCAAGGTCTGGCACGCTCACCGCCATACAGCCTCCTTGCCTCTCCAGGATAGCCCGTGCAAAAAGCGCACGCCACACAAAAAAATGTCAGACATGGCCTTGCTTTCTGGTGTGGAAGGAGTAATGTCGCTCTCGTGGTTGGCAAGGAGCCAACCCACCTGACAAGGAGAACACCATGAAGACAGCCAGAACGCAAATCACGAAGACCATGAGCGCCCCCGATGCTTACAAGGCTCGGATGGCAACCATCAAGGCCATGCAGAAGGAACTGAACGAACTGCTCGAAGAGCATGCCAAGGAAGGCAAAACCACGAAAAACTGGGGCTACACCGGCGACTTGGGCGAAGTCGAGAGCGGATTGGCCAAGATTCTGGCCTTCTTGACCGGCGACGAGCAGTAACCAACGAACAGCCGAGCCCGGCCGGCCACTGCCGGGCAGCGGAGGCACTCATGGTCAACGTCAACTACCACATCCTTGCCGGCGCTTGCGTTTTCGCCCACGCAACCACACTGAAAGACGCCAGACGCCTTGCCACCAAGGCCAAACGATGCGGCGGCTCCGCTCACATCTGGGCCGACTGCGATTCGCCGCCGAATACTCGAGCCACCATCACCGTAACGCCCGCCATGCGTTCCGACTCCGCTGTCGCCAACGCACTGCTCGCCGCCATCCGGCCGGTCGTCTAACGCCAGAACTTCCACGAACAAAAAAAAGCGACATCCGGTCTGAAAAAAAAGCAGATACCACCTTGCTTTCCCCCGCCACGACGGTAATGTGTGCTCGTGGTTGGCAGGGAGCCAACCCACCTGACAAGGAGAACACGATGAAGACCACGAACAGAGAAACCAGAACCGCTCAGCAAGCCTACGACGAACACTGCAAGGCCATCGAAGAGCTGATGAAGCGCCTCAGCCAGCAGCTTGCCGAGCACAAGACCAAGCAGGCCAAGGAACCCAAGCATTGGGGATACGCCGGAGACCTTGCAGAGGTCGAGAGCCGACTCCGAACCACCGTATCCTTCCTGGCTGGCGACGAAGAGTAAACCAAAACAGGGGGCTGGCACACGCCGGCCCCCCAAGTCGGAACGGAGACAAGGAGGATACCATGAAACCGTACGGCATTCGCAAGCAAGATCGAGGCTGCTGCCCCGGACACGACAAGTACCCCGCCTTCGACTACCGATGCACTCGCATCGCTGGCATTCGACGGCGAGACAAGCACGCCAAGACCGCCGCAAGAGCCCGGGCCCGCACCGAGATCAACAACGCACTCGCAGAAGGAGACGCCAATGCATGACCAAGCCAGCCAAACCAAACGCCTCATGGCTCTCGCCCAAGCCTACATCGAAGGCATCGCCGAAAGCCCGACCGGACTGGTCAACGGCTACCTTTACGCACTGGTCGCCCAGCCCGCTGGCTACAACATCGACGAACACAACTGGGTCGTGGCGTCGCTCAAGAAGACCGGACTGGTCAGCGAGACCATGAACGTCCTTCTCTGGGCCGGCTCCGACGACAAGCGCCAGGTCGTGCTCGACGCCATCGCTGCCAGGCAGCAGCGCAAACAGGAGGCGTAACATGCCCACCCAAACAGCCACTCCGGTCACCACCGTAGCCACTCGCTCGGTGCTGGTCGAGTACGCAGCAGCAGAGGTCGAAGACCTGATCGCCAACGACGCTCTGCGCCAGGTCGTGATTCCCGACGGCTGGGAGGTCGAAGTGACCGTCCACGTCAGCCACTACGGCGCAGCACGCTGCAATGTGCAACTCGTCAACAAGGAGACAACGCCATGAACTTCAAGACCGCAGTCGACAACTACGTTCAGCACCTCACCGACATCGCTCAGAAGCCTTCCACCATCGGCACCGCCAGGCGCTCGCTGGTGCTCGTGCTTGATGCCTTCGGACCCGACTCCGACATCACGTCGGTCGATGGCCCCACCATGGAAACCTTCATCAACGACCACCCGGTCATCCACTGCCAACCCGATGGCTCCCAGCGGGCGCTCGCCAGCCGCTTGCAGATCCAGCGCATCATCCGCTCGGCCTGCACCCACTGGCATGGCGTCGACTACCTTGCCAGGCCCGCCGCACCACGGGCAGCCACGCAGCGCAATGGGCGCTCTCGCCAACCGGCTGCCACGAACCAGCCAGAAACGACGACCGCCATCAACGACCAGCCCGAAGCAGAAGAAGCGCACGTCGAGCCACTGGCGCAGCCTGAGCCGCCTGCTGTCGAAGACACGCCGCTGCCACTTGCCACCAACGAGCCGGACCCCGAGCCGCTTCCGACTGTCGAGACCACGGCGCTCGACGAACAGCAGCAACTCGCAGAAGCAACCCAGGAGCCTGCGCCTGCGCCGACGCCGGTCGCCAACGAGTACGTCTACTGCCACAAGACCCACAAGCGCAGGCCGGTCGCCGTCTGCCAGCAGCGGGGGTGCCTCTCCCGCCAGGCGGCCGCTCGCTGCTCCCACTGGCAGGCTTGGCTCACCGCTGGCCTGGTGGAGTAGACCATGACACTCGCCGACGCCATCAACGCCTACTGCACGTCGCTCGCTGCCAACGCACGCAGCAGCCTGACGGTCGCAGCCTACCGCCGAGACCTTACGGCCATGGCCAACCACGCACACGTCGGACCCGCCATGCCCGCCGAGTCGATGGGCCACTCGCACGTCGAGCGCTGGCTGGCTGACCTGGCGGCAACGCCACTGCCAGACGGAACGCCGAGGTCACCAAGCACGGTCAACCGGGCCAAGGCAGCAGCACGCTCCTTCGGCGCCTGGTTGGCCACCGCTGGCATCGCTGCAAGAGACCCGGCTGCGACAATCCGCATCCAGCGCACGCAGCGCACGTCGCCAAACGTGCTGGCCGACAGCGACCGCAAGCGCCTGGTCCGAGAGGTACACGCTCGCAGCGGCAGAGCAGCGCCACGGGACGCCATGATGCTCGACCTGCTGCTCGGCACTGGTATCCGACTCGCCGAGTTGACCGGCCTGGACTGCTCGGCTGTCGACCTGGACCGCTGCACCATCACCATCCGAGCGAAGGGCAACCGCATCGAGACCCGCTTCATGCACTCTGAACTGCGCCGCTCACTGCGGGCATACCTGCGCTGGCGGCGGGACCAGGCCAGCGAGTCTCCTGCGCTGTTCCTCTCCAACCGTGGCAGACGCATCAGCGACCGCCAGGTTCAAGCACGCTTCGCTGTGTGGCTGCGCTGGGCTGGCATTGCGCCCGCTGGCTTGTCGATCCATTCGCTGCGCCATACCTTCGGAACTCGGCTCTACCGCCGCACTCACGACCTGGTTCTGGTCGGCAAGGCCATGGGCCACCGCACTACCGAGGCCACTCGGGTGTACGTACACGACGACGCTGCTGCGCTGGAGGAGGCGCTCGAAGCGCTCGGTCGGTAGTCGCCTCGCCCATAACTGGTCACTTACTCGCAGCTTACTGGCACGCTCCAGCGTTGTCCGTCGCCGCAAACGACGCATAACGCACAACGATTAGGAAACTCTTTCTACGACGCTACGAGCGTTGTGCAGAAAGTACAGCGTGTCACTCACGCACAACGATTAGCAAACTCTTTCTACGACGCTACGAGCGTTGTGCAGAAAGTACAGCGTGTCACTCACGCACAACGATTAGCAAACTCTTTCTACGACGCTACGGGCGTTGTGCAGAAAGTACAGCGTGTCACTCACGCACAACGATTAGCAAACTCTT